TTCCCAAATATCTTCCTGCCCTGGCGGGCAGTCGCCAGTATTATCAGAAAAATAATGATACAGCTCTTGTGTGGTAGCATTCGGATTTCTTTTTATATATTGCATCATTAAATCTTCCACGCCAAATGCTTCTATCGCTTCAACAAACCACTCTAAATCTTCTTCCAAAAAAGATTCAATTCTTGATTCCTCTTCATGGACAAAGGGCCGCAGGGCCGCTATTAACTGATAATGTCCATTCTCCCCCATAATACAAGCGTCACTCCTTCCAGGACTTTTTAACGATCACACTTCCGCTACCATCCGCCTCAAGCCAATACCGCTTGCCCTTATAGCTGACTTGACCTTGTTGTCCCGTTTTGGCTCCCGGATATTTGGTATTGAACTCACCCCGCAGAATACCGAAGGTCTTGGCTGAGACGGTTTTCCCCCGCTTGTTCGCCCTCTTTGACGGCGCGTACTTTGTTTTCCCAATTTTACTATTTCCGCCGCCGCTTGTCCATCTCCCTTTTTTATCCCTTGGCTGGCTGGGCGAATAATCCCATGTCAGCGCGTCCTGCGCGGCCCCCTCAAAAGGGGCGGATATCTCCCCTCCGTACCCCAGCCCTGCCAATGGATCCCGCAGGGCGGTCACATCCTGGTAGGTTTTCCCGGTGTTGGCCGCGATCTCCTCTTCGGAAATACTGTCAAACATCCCGGTCTCGTCCGCCAGCTTCTTGAGCTCCCTCTGAGCCGTGTCCGCCCGGAACAGGCCCGCCTGAAAGGTATCCCGGATGGCCTGGGCCTTTTTCAGCGCGATCTCCGCCACCTCGGCCGCCGTGGGAGTCCACAGGGGCGGGAAAGTGATGTCCAGCCCGTCGGGTACCGCCCCCCAGGCTGACATGGCCAGGACCGGCAGCAGCTTTTCCAGAATGGGCCGAAGCTTGGCCTCCCGCAGCGTGTCCACGTAGTCATAGTAGTTCCGAAGGTCGCTCTCCCCGGTGGCGTTCATCCCCGCCGGGGAGCGTCCGAACAGCTTGGTCACCGGAATCCGGGACGCGCCGGACAGGTCGAGGCACATGGAGTCGTAGACCTCCTGGAGCCCGGTGAAGGTGTACTGGGTATTCTTAATCTGGTCGCCCCGGTTGACCAACTGCATGCCGAAATTGGACTTCATCACGCTTTGGGCCTGCATCACGTTCCAGAACCGCCTCTGCTGCTCCCCGGACGTAACGGAAAAGAGCTGATCCAGGTTCTGCACCTCCATGGTATCCACGTTGGCCCGGAAGGTGAGCGCGGCCATGTTGGCGGCCACGTTGTCATGCTTAACCACATCATTGTATAGGGCCTCCACCTCGGACTCTCCCCAGTACAGCTCCGCCACCCGCTCCAGGAAGGGCAGGTCGCGGCCGGTGAACCGCACCAGCCTTGAGTGGTGCACCTTCGCCACCGTGTTCCCCCTGGCGTCGGTGATGGAGTAATAGGCGGGCACCGGCTCTCCGCCCTCGAATACCAGTTCCATACCGGGTACCACGCCCTGCCAGCGGTCGAGTATGTAAAGCCCTTGGAAGGTACCGGGGTAAATGCTTTCCAGCTCCAGCGGCTGGCCCAGCATCCCCTCCTGTCCGCGGATCATGATAAGTCCGGCGGCGCCGCCGTACAGCCTGCCCCACCGCAGTCCCTCGTTGACCCGCTCCCGGAGCGCCGTCACGCGCTGAACGCGATCCAGTTCCTTCAGGTGCTCCGGCCCCACCGCTCCGGCGAGAGCAAACCACTTCTTTGTCATGTCGTCCGGGATGATGCCCACCACGTTCTGTACTACCCAGTTGTCCCGGTAGAGGGAGTTGAGCAGGGCGTAGTTGTCCGTCATCCGGGTCAGCGGATACTCTGTGGCCTCCAGCGGCGACTGGGAGCCATAGCCCAGCCGGAACAGCGGGTTGGAAAATGCGTCTTGTACGCTCACCGCCTCGGTATTTGGTTGTGCGCCCCTGGGGCGGCTTTTATTGCGTCTGGACACTTACTCGAACCTCCAGTCCGGCAGTGAATTGATGTAATAGCGCAGGGCGTCCGGCCCGTGGTCCCGCTCCTTCAGGGGCTTCTCATCCCCCCGCTGGCCCGCCTTCTCGTCCCACAAATAGGTGCCCAGTTCGTCCAGCAGGCCGGCACAGGCTTCACTGACCAGAATTTTTCTGCGGTGAAACAGGCTTCCGGTCTTGCGTATGCCATCCAGCACCTCATTTTCCGCCGGGATGACATACACCCCCCGCCGCCTCAGTTCCTCGATAAACGAGGCCGCCGAGGGATCTACGATCACCGCGCACCATTCCCTGCCCAGAAAGTCCAGAAGGTCGTCGGCATACTCCTGGTCGGTCTTCTGCCGGCGCTCCTTCCGGCTGTCCCAGCGGTACTCCCTGTCCACCCGGATCACTCCATCGTGGTCATAGATGTCCAGAAACACCGTAGGGTTGGCGGTACCGTAGTCACAGGCCACGGTTCTCTGGGAAACCCATTCCAGATCCACCGGGCGTTCCTGCGTCCGGTAGACATTCTCTGTCTGGTCAAACATGTCGTAGATAAGCCCCTCCGACATGACCCACAGGCCCAGAATGTACCGCTGGTAGAACACCCCGGCATACATGCTCCGGTATCTGGCCCGGGTGGCCTCGTCCAGCGCCGGGTTGTCCTCCATGGTGAAGTGCAGATGGAGGGCCTTGTGCTCCTCCGCCTTTAGAATCCACTCCTGCCGGAACCAGTGCTGCGGCCCCTCCGGGTTGCAGTTGAACCATAGCTTTGCCCCTGTCACGGAGCACCGGGCCATGGCCTGTTCCACAAAAGAGCGGGGCATCAGGGCCACCTCGTCCAGCAAAACCCCCGCCAGGGTGATACCCTGAATCAGCGTGTAGGAGCTCTCGTCCTTGCCGCCGAACAGGTAGAAGCGGTTCTCCCGCACCCCACGCCGGGCCGTAATTACATGGCCGGAGCGGCTGTAGGAAATGGTGAAGTTCTGCCGCAAATACTGCACCGCCAGAAGCGGCGTCACAATGTTGCGCTCCACCGCTCCTACCGACTTCCCACAGAGTGCAAACGCGCAGCCGTTGAAACGTCCCATTGCCCACAGGAAGAAGGACAACGACATGACTGAGGTTTTTCCCGACCGCACCGCGCCGTCACAGATAAGCGCATCATAGTCCCGGTATGGGAAACGCAGAATCTCCCTCTGCTTTTCAGAGAAGCCCATTTCCCATCTCCTCCTTCAGCGACGCGGTGATCGGATCGTCGTCCATGTCCTGCATACCGCCGGCGCCCGCCGCCCCCTGCTCTCCCAACAAGTCAAACAGCACCTTTGCCGCCTTCGCGTCGCCCTTGGCCGCCTTTAGGGTCAGGCCCGCAATCACCGCCATCTGGTTATCCACATCCTCCGGTTCTACGCCGTCACGGGCCAGCTTGTTCCATGCCCGCTTGTCCGCCACCGGGAGAGAGAGGTACAGGTCTGCCGCTTCTCTCAGGCTACGCTTTCGCCGCCGTGACGCGCCGGATGCACGACCACCTTCACGCCCGAGTTCTCTCGCTTCGCTCTGGCTTCGCTGATCCATCGGTATAAGATTCTGTTCATTCGGCATGTCACCACCTCTCGGTCGTTTTTTGGTTCCACCGCCTACCTCGTGCAGTAAGCAGCAGCGTAGGGGCCCGATATTACCCGCCTCGGTGCCGGGCGGTAGAAAAGGAGGCGCAGAGGTATACACCTCCACGCCTCCATCCTACATCAAGTGTTTGGCTTTTTAAGTGCGTGTTACTCCAGCAGGCCAAAATTTTTGGCTACCAGTTTTATAAAATCGCTGTGCCAATGTCTGGCTGTCTCATAGTGGCAAGGCACCATCATCGCGGCCCCCTCCAGGGTGTGGGTCTGCTTGAAAAACACCAGATCCACCACTTGCAGCCGTTCCTTTCCGTTTTCCATTCGTTCCGTCTGTTCAATGGAACGCTGGACCGCCATTCGCTCCTTCAATGAAGTTCCCTGGCAATATCGCCCCTCCAGCGCCGGATAGTTTCGTATGATGGATTTTATATACCCCCACCATCTGTATCTTGGTTTACTCATATCTCCCTCTCTTTCTGGTGGCCCACTGACGGTCATAGCGTCGCCCCGTCAATTATGTCGGCAAGTATGTCTGCAGCCTCCAGCGTCCGCTCTTTCCGGTATCTGGTTATAGCCGACTCCGTTTCTCGCAATGTTTTACTTCGCTTATCAGCTAATTTCTTCTGAAACTCTTCTAAGTTTTTCCTCTGCTCATAGGCATGTCTCAGTTTTCCCTTCTCCCTGCTCCCGGTTGCCCTGTCTATGACCTTCATACGATACCGGGCGTATATGTAGGCCAATCCCTGAAAAAATTCCTGATCAGCCAGCGACAGGCCATCTGGCATCTCTTCTCCCCGCATGGCTAATCTTTCAAGGTCAGATACCACTCCAGGGTCTGTACTGCGCTCCTCCATCCCTGACATACCTCCCATCGGTATCCCTGCTCTGTCAGGCGTTCACCCCACCATTTCTGTTCCTTGCCCGCCTGGCCCGCTTCGTTCTTCATCTCAATGTATAATCCATGATACTGTCCACGCGGGACTGGCAAGGACAAATCCGGCACACCCTTCTTGACCCCCATAGCCTTGTCGATGGCAATTTGTTTTGCCCCTTCCCGGGTCTCGTTCTTGATGTGATGCAACAGGGCCAACTCCGGCCACTTGGAACGTATGGAGGACTGCTGGCTCCACTTAATCACGGCCTGCTGATGCTTCGATTCATGCACCATCCTCTACAACCTCCACATAGTAGGAGGACACGCCCTTCCCTGGTGCCTTCTCCTTCACCTGCCGGACTGTATAGCCGTTTCTGGCCAGAATAACCACCAGCGTGTCCCGGTCGGCTGCGTTTGAGCATCTGATTTTCATGCGCGTCTCCGCCCCTTCCCTTTTGTCGGTTCGCTGAATAATCTGTTTAAAATCTGCGATGCAGCTCCTTTGGTCAGGCCAGTCGCATCAAAGCCCTTACACCGCCTATGAATAATCTCCAGTTGTTTTTGTGTGGCTGGCCCCTGGCCCCAACGTCGCACGGCGCCGAGATCCCATAAATACTTACAATCCTGATAATCATGAACAAGGTGCCTATAAGCCGAGTCCAGGGCCTCTTGCATCTTCATCCGTTTGCCATTCTCGAACATCACCATTCCCAAAGCGTCCGGGCAGGGTATCGAAAGGAACTCTCGGCCCATCAGTCTGCAAACAAGAGACCCGTCAGGCATCTTGAACCAGTTGACATCGTGGAGCTGGTACCTCTGTTCTTGGGCCCACAGGTCCACCAGCTCGACATTTTTAATCCAGCTCTCGGGGGCGTCTATCGCCGCCGCAACGCGGTCAGGCAGTTCAAACAGCATCCCCTCTATCTCCTCCAGCTTTTTCGCCGGCACCGCCTCCATGTCGATGCCCAAGAGAGACGGCGCTGTACAGAGGGATGCCCGGCCGGTGATTCCTACACAGTCGATAAGCTCCAGCCGTTCCTTGCCCGGATAAAGCCGGAGTCCCCGGCCAACCATCTGCGCATATAACGTCTCGCTCTGCGTCGGTCTGGCGACGATTACAGTCTCCACCCGTGGGATGTCGGTCCCCTCTGTGAACACCATGCAGTTGACAATGCAGGGAATCTCCCCGGCGGTAAACGCCTGGATGATAGATGCCCGGTCCTTTGTGTTGGCGGTAACCACCACCGCGCCCGAAATCCGCCGTGCAATTTCCTCCGCCTGGTGCACAGACACGGCAAAGATAAGCGTTGCGCCCACGGCCATCTCCCGGTATGCCTGGGCTATGGCGTCCGCCGTGCCCTCCATAGCTTCGTCCAGCTCACCCGGGGCATAATCGCCGTGCCTGGTATGGACGGCGGACAAGTCAAAACCGATGTTCACTCGCCGGCAATGGATGTCGCACAGGTATCCGTTTTGGATGCCCCATCGGAGGTCACGCTGGAAGATGATGTCCTGAAACACTGTATCCAGGCGTACCTTGTCGCCCCGGTTAGGCGTGGCAGTGAACCCTATGAGCTTTTCCGGGTGGAAGTAGCCGAAGATATCCCGATAGGTCCTGGCCGCTGCGTGGTGGGCCTCGTCGCAGATGATCAGACCGAACTCGTCAGGTGTGAATTTGTCCAGTCGGCGGACAAGACTCTGCACGCTGGCGGAAACCACTTCCTCGCCGTGGCTGCGGCTGGATGCCCGCTCAATGCCGTAGGAACAGTCGAAGTATTTTCGGGGCTGCTCCACCAGCTCCTCCCGGTGGGAGAGAATCAGCATCCGCTCTCCATGCCTCGGAATATTGGCGAAGGTTACTGTCTTCCCCATCCCAGTGGCCATCTGCACCAGGTACGCTCCGGGCTTCTGACTCTCTATGGTGTTGATGCACTCCTGTTGATAAGGTCTAAGATTCATGTTTCCTCCTGCATAGCAAGCATCTGTCCGCACTCAGGCGGGCGGTTACGGACGTTCGTTCACTCTGTCTTCCATAGCCCGCCGGACAACCTGGATGATGTACTCGGCCCGTGTCTCATTTGGCCGGTGACGCCCCCGACGGTATGCGCTGATCGTTCCGAAGTCAATCCCCGTCAGAGCTCCGAGCTGTCTGGTTGAGAACCCGTGGACGTTCGTCGCCTCGTTGAGCACCTGCATCAGCTCCCCTCCAAGTTCCCGGCGGCGGTCCTGTACCTCTGGAACAGAGAACCCGGCTTGTCTCAGAAAACCAAGCACGTAGGGCATACGCTCATTACGGCATCCGGCCACAATGGCGGCGGCCTTCAAATAGTCATCCGTAGTCAGGCACCGTTGCTCGACAATAGGAGGCACCACAGGAAAACTATAGCTGCCGGCCCTGCGGATGCTGGGCAGCACCTCGTCAAAGATCCAGCTCTCGAACCGTTCCGCTCCGGGAAGCTCGCTTTTGGCGGCCAAGCGGTAGATGTCGCCCTCGGGGATGAAAAGCATCTCCTGTTCTCCGCCTTTGGTAAGGGTGCGGCGTTTTACCGCCCCCTTGCAATGAGCGGAAACAGCATCCTTCGGCCGCTTATATCCGAGCGCCTTTGCCGCATCATTCCCGCAGAACAGCACCTTGCCACTCTCTTCAATAGTACGGATTGTCCCAAACTCGGGATTATTAAAAACCATCAGTTCGTTCATTCTGCGGCCTCCCCTTCAACTACAGGCCGCGTAGCAATCACAATTTCTACATGACCCTTTGAACCTGGTTCAATTACGAAATCGATCGTTTTGACAACAAATCCGCCATATGCTTTAAGCATAATTTCATCGTCAGGAATAAAGTTCTGCATGGCTCCATCCCACGCAATATAAAATTTTTCTACTCCGGTGATAGCTTTCGCTGCTTCTTTGACTGTCATTACCTGTCCGCCTCCTTCACTGTGATGACCACCTGCTCCGGCTTTACGCCGAGATAGGCGGCGACAATTTCTTTTACCCAGTGTTCACTATTGACAAGCTGGTTCAGCAGTTCTCGAAGTGAACTATTCTCGTTCAATGTATTGCCCTTACCCATGAGGAACCTGCGCGAATTTTTAGGAACCCGCTGCCGTGGGACCGGGGGACAGCGTGGGACAAAACGCTCTGCGGCCAAACACTAGGGCGACAGCGTCTTTCTGAAACCGTGGGACTGTGGGACATCAAATCGCGTTTTTTCGCGGCTTCATTTTACTGGTAAATTCTGAATGTATATAATTCTCTCTATATAGGACTGTGTTTTTTGTCCCACAGTCCCACGCCTATTCCAGAGACTGGTTCAGCCTTACAGCCGCAGCGGGTTGATGGCGTGGGACATGCGGCCTTTGCTGTCCCGTGTGTCCCTCACAGGGGAAGCTCGTCCGGGTCGTCTTCTCCATCCAGGT